CCCAAGTATCGGACTAGCCGTGTACCACTTCGGCACAGCAGACACCGTGCAGCAGGACACCGCAAGCCCCCGTATCCGTGTCCAACTCCGAATCAAGGGCACCCGTGACCCCCGCTACGCCTCCCGCATCGCAGACGACGTGTACCAGCTACTCCATGAGCAAACCAACTACACGCTGGACAACGGCATAAGCGTCTTACGCTCAGCGCGTGTCCTCACAGTAGAGGAACGGGACGAAGCCAGTGTTTACCACCGGGTGGAGTCCTACGAATTCGTAGTCAACCCCAACTAGGAGAAACCTAATGGCTGTTGCAAAGGCACCATCTTCCTTTGACCTTAACTCCACTCTCGCCCGCGACTGGGCACTTCAGGTAAACGTAGGCACCCAAGACGAACCGGATTGGGTTTACGTCCGTGGCCTGTCCCAGTTCGCCCCGCAATCCTCCCCAACCATGCAGGACGATTCCGATATTGACTCTGAGGGCTACAAGTCTCAGATTGCTACCGCTCTGGAAATGACCTTCAAGGGCGAGGGCAAGCGCAAGGGCCAAAAGAACGGCGACACCTTCAAGCAAGACCCGGGCCAGGCTGCACTTCGTGAGAAGGGCCGCAAGATGGGCCTGAACAACGTTATTCAGGCTCGCTGCTGGCGCACCGACGGTGTGCAAGACGGCTACGATTCCTACTTCTCCGTCAAGTGGGAAGACCAGGCCGGTGGTAACGAGGATCTGGACTCCTTCTCCTTCGAGTTGATGTCCCGTGGTAAGCCGGTGGCTATTAAGCCGGTCACCGACGCTAAGGGCAAGTCCGTGCCGCTGGAAGGCGAGGGCGATGGCCCGATTATGGCTGGTGGTACTGCCAGCGAGGCTACCGACCCGGGCGCTTCTTCCTAACCCAGGTTGGACAACTCTAGGCCAGGTGCACCCTATGGGTGTTCCTGGTCTTTTGTCTATCTATAGGAGATACCCGCCGTGCGCGACCTGCGTGAATTCCATGACCCGAACCTACATTTGCCGATTGACGGCACTGTGTACACCGTGAAGTCCCCGAATGCTGAACTTGGGTTGGAGATTAAGCGTTTCACTGCTGACCCTGAGGCTGACCCCGCTGAGGAAATCTACTTTGTTGCCAAGCTGCTAGGCGCTGAGTACGACAAGGACACCGACAGTATGAGCGGTGGCCTGTGGGATGAAATGGTAGCCAACGGCGTGCCCTATGAAGAGTGTATGCACGTAGGCAACACTGCGATGGCCCACTACGGTGTGTCCGCTGAGTTTGGTGAGATGTGGTGGGAAACACGCCTGGGAAAAGAGCGACCGATCCAGCCGGAAGACATAGTGGCGTGGGCAACGGGCCGGGAGAAGCCAGCGGAGAAGAAACCGGCAGCGAAGAAGACCACCCGCAGCCGCAAGAAGACTACCTCCTAGACGGCCCCTACGGCCCCTACGACCCTAGGCCCAGAGCCTATGGGGATGATGACCCCGGTGGCGGGCCGTATGACCCTGAGACCGGTTTGCGTGACTGGTACGCCCCCGAACCGCATGAAGCGCAGAAGCCAGTAGGGCAGCAAAAACTCCAGTGGGTAGACGTACTCAACCAGTGGGCGGCGATTGAGTGCGACCTCCACGAAAAATACGCGGTCGATGTGGAATCCGGCGTGCTACGTCAGCGGTCGTGGCGGTGGCTGGAAACCAGAATCCTTGACCTTATTAACCAACCTAGCCGTCTAAGGACAGCACTCAACCTCACATCTGAAACAACCACACACTAGGAGAACGCTATGGCGCTCGAAGTCGGTACCCTCAACGCCCGAATCCAGATTGATACCGATGGGGTATCCTCCACCCTCAGCAACGTCAAACGTGACCTAGCCGATGTGAAAAAGTCCGCTGACAAGGTTGAAAACCTTGACATCAAGACCAAGGCGGACACCTCAGGCGCAACCAAGGCGAAGCGCGCCACAGACAATCTAGCAAGCTCTGCGGATAAGGCCGCATCCGCCAGCTCAAAGATTAAGTTCCCCAAGGACTTCACCCCGGATGCGGAGCGGGCTAAAAAGTCGGTTGACCGTGTAGGTGATGGGCTTGCGGGTGCTGCTGCAAAGTTTACGAAGTTCACTGCTGCTGCTGCGGGCACCGCCGTGGTGGGTGGTGTTGCTGCCACCCTACATAAGGGTTTCCAGCGTTTGGATGCTATCGACCAGGCCACCGCCAAGCTCGAAGCCCTGGGCAATTCTGGCAATGATGTGCAAAACATCATGGATAATGCCCTAGCCTCCGTGAAGGGCACCGCGTTTGGCTTGGGTGAAGCCGCCACCGTATCCGCAAACATGGTTGCCTCCGGTATCGCGCCAGGCAAGGAGCTAGAAACTGTCCTTGGCACAGTGGCTGATACTGCCGCTATCGCTGGCACTTCCATGGAGGATATGGGCCTAATCTTCGGTTCTGTCGCAGCGCGTGGCAAGCTCCAGGGCGATGACATGATGCAGATGCTGGGGCGTGGTATCCCAGTGCTGCAAATCGTGGGTGAGCATCTTGGCAAGACTTCCGCTGAGGTGTCTGCGATGGCATCCGATGGTGAGATTGATTTCCAAACCTTTGCGGATGCGATGGAGTCCTATGTGGGTGGCGGCGCAAAGCGCATGGGTGACACCGTTTCCGGTTCGCTGAAAAACCTGGGTGCCGCGTTTGGTCGTGTGGGTGCTGAGGCCGCTAAGGGTGCTTTCTCTGAAGCCCCAGCAGTCATTAATGAGCTTACAGACCAGGTTGATGGGCTGGGGGCTGTGGTTGGCCCTATGGCGGCTGAATGGTCTGCCCGTCTTACGCCTGCGATTAGTGAGGCGGCGACTGCTGTCATCCCGAAGGCCACAGCAGCGTTGGGTGTGCTGTCCGATGGTGTTGAGGTGTCTTTGCCTCTGTTACAGGGGTTGGCGTCTGCGATTACGTCTGTTCCTACCCCTGTGTTGGCCGCTGGGCTGCTGACGCTGACGGCGCGTAATAAGGGTTGGACTGCCGCGCTGGAAACGTCCACGGGTGCGCTGAAGAACTGGGTGGGGTACGCCAAGAGTGCGGACGGCTTCGGCGGCAAGATGGCATCTGCTTTCCGTAACGCTTCCGGCCCGATGATGGTGATGGGTCGTGAGACCCGCGTGTCTGCCCGTGAGCTGTCTGGCATGTCTCGTGTGGCTGGTACCGCGATGGGTGGCGTGCAGTCTTTCGGTGGCGCAGTCAAGGGTGTGGCTAGTGGTGCTTTGTCGGGCTTCAAGTCTGGTGTGAATGGCATTATTGGAATGCTTGGCGGCCCGTGGGGATTGGCAATCATGGGCGCTACTACGGTGCTGGGTATCCTCATTGATAAGCACATGGAGGCTAAGCAGGCTGAGCAAGAACATGAGCAAGCCCAACGTGATTTGCGCGCCAGTCTAGACGAAACCACTGGAGCTATCACTGAGCAAACCCAAGAGCTGATTAACAAACGCCTAGAGGAATCCGGTGCTACCGCAGCAGCCCGCGAACTTGGGTTGGCCCAGGACACTGTGCGTGATGCCGTGAATGGTAACGCGGATGCGATGCGCGAGGTCAAGGTAGCCACCGAGGGTGCGGTGGATGCTGCCCTGCAAAGTTCCGACACTTACCAGTCCATGGCGAAGGATATGGAAAAGGCCGGTATCAGCGCAGAAGATGTCCGAAAAGCGTTGATGGGCAACCAGGATGCAATGGACAAGATTAATGGTTCATCTTGGGCTATGTGGCAAGGCAACCAAGGCCTGTGGAATGCCTTGTCTAAGGAGATGGAGAACACTACAGGCTCTGCCATCACCTTAGGTAAGGAGGTTGGCAACCTCAACGGCGATTTGGAGTCGGTTAAGGCCGATGCGCTGCGGGATAAGCTGAATGGCCTGAAGAACCAGGTCGATGACACTAATGCGGTGTTTGAGAAGCTGGGAGACCAAATTGTTGCCATCCCAGACGATAAGACCATTCAGGTTTCCTCCATGGCACCGAAGGTCAAGACAGAGCTGGAAGAGCTAGGCCTAGAGGTCAAGCGTCTCGATGACGGTTCGGGCCGTGTGAACATCAGTTTCCCAGAGGGGCACAACATCCTCACTACTCTGGATGAGCTGGGGGCAAAGGTCACCGCACTGCCCGATGGGCGCATGGACATCACCGACAATGCCGATGATGTAAAGCAACGCCTCATCGACCTAGGGCTTGCTGTCAAGGACGAAACTACTGGCAAAGTCACCATCACTGACAACATCGCGGATGTCATCGCCCGCGAAATTGAGATGGGCACCGCTGTCACCACCAACGATGATAAGACCGGCCACGTCCACATCTTCGACAACATGGCTGACGTGATGGTGGGTCTCGAACAGCTTGGCTTTGAGGCAGCTAAAGACCGTAACGGCAACGTCATCATCGCGGACAACACCGGCGACACTATGGATCGCCTCAAAGCTATGGGTATTGAGGCTGAAAAGCAACGCGACGGCAAGGTGAAAATCACCGATAATGCGGAAGCTACCCGCCGTCATATTCAAAGCACCCTGTCCCGCGAAAAAACGAACACGGTGTCTGAGCACATGATTAGCATTACGCGCCGCATCCGTGACATTTTCGAGCGGGCCAATGGCGGTATCGACATGCCCGTGGAAACCTACGCTGCTGGCGGGCACCGCGATAAGAACGTTGACCGTGCCGTCATGCGCCGCGCTAACTCGAATCATGAGCCATCCCACCAAGCACAAATCGCCCCAGCAGGTAGCTATCGTGTGTGGGCTGAGGCTGAAACCGGTGGTGAGGCCTACATCCCCATGGCACCGTCTAAGCGTGGACGCTCAGAGCGCATTCTGAATGAGGTTGCCAAGCAATTCGGATACCAGCTAGTCGATGGGGAAACCGGCATGGTACAAACCTTTGCAGACGGTGCGGTACTGCCCGCTGCTGCTGTAAAGGCACGCCTGGCCTACATGGACGGCACCCCATACATTTTTGGTGGTTGGTCTAAGGCCGGTGTGGACTGCTCCGGCGCTGTCTCCCTCGCAGTCAACGCAGCTGAAGGCATGGATGAATGGACTGAGCGCACCGCAACAGCAAACCAAGCCGGATTCATGCGCAAACGCGGATACTCGCAAGGCCGTGGAGGCAGTGGTGATATTCGTGTTGCCTTCCTCAACGGTGGGCCTGGTGGTGGTCACACCGCACTGCAACTGGATGACGGCACCTTCATCGAATCCGGTGGCAACACCGGTGGTGGTTTCACCATTGGCGGTAAGGCAGGCCCGCTAGAAGGACGTGGATTCACAGACTGGTGGTACAAGCGTGGAGGCATGGGACTGACTAATGAAGGCCTAGACTCGCTGGACTCCCTCAACGGTGTCATCGGCATGCCTGGCTACAACACTGTGACCGGCGCTATGCGCGGCATGGTGGAATCTACCTACAGCCCAGATGGTGGCGAGGCTGAATCCCGCGAGCTGAACGGTGGTGCTGGCACCCTCATTAAGGATGGCTCATTCCTAGAGCTTATGGCCGCTTTGTACTCCAAGCAGACCGGCACCCCGATGGCTGACGATATTGTCTCATGGGGCACCGTGGTGGGCCTGTACTCCAAGGAGTCCGAGAAGACTAAGAAGAAGAACGCCAAGGACGCAGAAAAGACCGCCGCGAAGCTAGAGAAAATTCAAGAGCAGCTGGATAAGGCCAATGAGGATTTGCCATTGGCGGAGGAAGACCTGCGCATCAAGAAGATGAAGCGGGATGAGGTCTACGGCAAGACCAACAAGAAGGGCCAAAAGACCGCCACGGATTCACAGAAGGCTGCAGCAGATCAATCTGTGGCAAAGGCTGAGAAGAAGGTGGCGGACACTAAGGCCAAGATTGCCAAGCTCGAACAAGAGCAAAAGGAACTCGAAGCTGAGATGGAGCGCCTGCAATCCGGTGCCGATGGTCTGGACGTGTACGGTGACCTACTCACCACCACGAAGGGCGTGGGTGGTACGTCCGGCAATAAGTACGCGGATGCCATCATCAAGGAAGGCAGGCGCAGAGGCATCACTGATACGGGTATCAAGATTGCTTTGGCGACCGCGCTGGTTGAGTCAGGCATGAAGATGTACGCCAATCCTGCTGACCCAGCTTCAATGGGCATGCCGCATGACGCGGTGGGATATGACCATGATTCTGTGGGCCTTTTCCAACAGCGCGCAAATGGTGCGTGGGGAACCACCGCTGACCGCATGGACCCGGCCAAGTCTGCGGGCATGTTCTATGACAAGCTCGACGATGCGGACTACAACCAAGGCGACCCGGGCGCGCATGCCCAGCGTGTTCAGGTGTCCGCATTCCCTGGCCGCTATTCGCAGCGTATGGGTGAAGCGCAGAGATTCCTGGATAAGTACAACTCCACTAAGAATGCCAAGATTACCGCCATGGCAGATGGTGGCATCCTAGGCGGTTTGCGCCAAGCCCAGATTAATGAGGGTGATTCTGCTGTGCTGTGGGCTGAGGCAGGCCCAGAGGCGTATATCCCTCTATCGTCTGATAAGCGTGCGCAGTCGCTGGATATTTGGGCTGAGACCGGCAAGCGCCTAGGCGTGGATGTCATGAGCATGATTAACCTTATTGGCTCTGGCCTGCCGGGCCTGGTGGAGGGCCGTTTGGATTTCTCTACTGGTGGCTCTGTGAGTGCTGAGCAGCTTGGTGTGAATATGGAGGCTGCGCAGTACCGTACGCGCCGTGGGGCGCAGGATGTGTCCCAGAATGCGGTGGGTGCGGTGTTTAATGGCCCGGTTCAGATTAATGACCCGAAGAAGTATCTTCAGGGGCAGGTGGATAACGCTCAGAAGCAGCTAGGAATGGCTATGAGGAGTGTGCTGCTATGAGCCTGATTCAGACCGATGTGACTTGGCAGAAGCGTGACGAATACCAGTCAAGTGACCTGTTGCGCTTTTACCTGATTGGTGCCGACCATAAGACCCGGTGGTGGTTTGGTGGGCCGGGGTCGCCGGTGCGTCTTAACAGGCCTCCGTCTGGGTTGCAGGGTGCCCCGGTGACGCATGATTATCAGCGGGTGACGGGTATGGATGGTGCTATTTATAAGGGCACTATTGATGAGCAGGCCACTATCACGTTGCAGGTGTGGGTGAGTGACCCGCGTAGTAGCGCGTGGGCTAGGCGGCAGCATTCCCTGTGGCGTGAATCGTTGGGCCGGGGTAAGGACACCGTAAGGCTGTTTGCTGTGTCTAAGGAATCCGGCTACTGGTGGATTGATGCCCGCGTGGAATCCATTAGCGACGTGAACTATTTCGACCAGCGCCCCGGACTAGTAGGGGAGATTGGCGAGCTAGTCACGTTGAAGACGGATAGGTCTTTCTGGCAAAGGTTTGAGGAACGAAAACTCTTTGACCGCTACTCTTGCCGTAACGCGCACATGCTCAACTTGGGCGACCAGCCCGCATGGCTCAAATGGGCTGTCACCGGTGACCACAACGGATGCTTTATCGGGGTAGATAAAGAAGAAGTTTACCTACCAGACCCGCGCACCCTGCGCAGCGAGGAAGAACTCTTAGCGGGTGCGAACCCCATCCATGGGTATTGGATTGACACGGATGAACTGTGGCCGTCATTCCTCACCTCATCGGGTGAAGATTTGCAGCCAGATTTCCCTGACACGTATTGGACGAAGCCATTGCCGCCACGTGGCGTACACAGGGGCAATACGGTGCCGTTGAACATTAACCCGATTAACCCTGGTAGCAATTTCCGAGTTGAGGTGTCCTATACGCCTAGAGCGGAGCAAGCATGGTAGCTGACATTAACGAATCCTATAGCGCTAACCCGCTTAATCTCATGGTGCACAACAATGAGTACACCAAGCGCTACCGCATGCCCGGCTACATTGACGTGGAGCTGAACGCGGAGTTTGGGCTGAACGCGGGCACAGGCAGTGTCACTATCCCCGCAGACCATAAGCTCGCTGCCCGCATCATGCAGTGCGACCACGACGTGGTACCCATCACGGCAGAATTCAATGGGTGGTCGTGGACGGGACGTGTGGAATCATTCGAGGCCGCTGGCAAACCAGGCCGCGAAACAGTCACCGCCACACTCATTGATGACAAAGTACAGCTAGGCAGCGTGATAGCCTTTGCCAACACCCGCACAGGTCTTGCCATGCAAGGAAAACGTGACCACCAGGCAGGCCCACTAGAATCCGTGGTCTACCACTACCTGAGTGAGAATATCGCCCGCTCTGGACTACCCGCCTACATCGTCATGCCGCCTAAGCGGGTAGAAGACAAATCACCACGTATTGACCTATCAGCACGCATGACCAACATAGACACCCTGCTGCGTGACATCCTGAGCCAGTATGACTATGACGTGGAATGCCGCATGTGGTGGCCGGGCCAACCCTTCCCAGAGGGCAAGGTAGTGCCACTAGTAGATGGAGATAGGCGTGAGCGCCTGCACCGGCTTACACATGCCAACATTGACCAGGTCTTTTCCCCGAATGATGACCCGATTGAACCACCAACTAAGCCGGGCCTTGTGGTGGCGGTGCGCAAGGTGCGTGAGCGGCCACACGTGCGGTTTAGCACCCGTAATGGTGAGGTGGATTCCTTCACCTTGTCTGGTAAGTCGCCGGGCGCGGCCCGCCAGGTCTGTC